TTATCTTCTAGTGCTTCTGCAGATACTTCCCAGTCAAGACGAATCTTCTTTGTAGTCAATTCAACCTTTGAGAATGTTGCACCTGCGTTTGTGTAGTCTCCGACTGCCTGTGCAGCAGCACGGATTACACGCTCTCCGACGTTTACCTTTTCGAGTTCCATTGTATTGGCTCTCATAGTAACACGACGGCCATCTTGGGCGAGGATTGTTGCATCCCACACGTAGTCAATAAAACGACGTGCTTGCTCTGGGCGTAGGATACCGCTTGCAGCCTCACCTGAAGGATTTACTGCGTTTGGACCTGATGTAACTCCAGTTAGTGCGTTTGGGATATTCCCCAATGCGCCACCATCTGTGTAGTTACCTGGTACGTTTGAACCTGCGTCTGAGCCTGATGCAAATGCACCCTGTCCCTGATACAATCCTGGGGCTGTGCCACCAAGTTGTCCTGATGTTCCAGGCTGGTTCTTTTCTAGATTTTGTTCCGACATATTGTCACCTCCTGTGATTTTCTAACTTAATAGATCGGCTGTTTTGAGGAAACTACCGCCCCATAGGGATTTTTCAACCATTACAGGTTGATCCTGTACAATCTCGCCGAGATCGCCAGACTTTCGGAAAGCGGTGTCTGCTTCTACAGCATCTACACGCTTACCAAACTCATTAAAACCAGTTGATACTGCAGCAATATCTTTTGCTACTGAGTCAAATGATTCTTTTACTACTTCAACGTCAACCTTAGAAACCTTAAGTGATTCCACTTCGGCTTGTAATGACTTGACTGTTGATACTAGATCGCTAAAGGCTGATGTTAGAGTATTCTTGATTTCAGCAATTGACTCTGCAATTACATCGTCTGACTTTGGAGCCATTGGCTTCTTGTCTTCTGCTTCTTCATCCCCTGGCTTTTCTGTTGCATCTTCTGCAGGAGTTTCTTCATCAGAATGTGGCTTTGCAGCCTTCTCTGTTGTTTCTTCTTCTGTAGTTGTGTCAGCCTTTGTACCGCACTCGCATGCGTCCATAGCCTTTCCACAGTCTGCACATGGTGCAGCCTTTGCAACTTCCTGGGTATTAGCATCTGCCTCTGGAGCGACCTCTGACTTTTCAACTTCTACTGCTGCTTCTGTTTCAACAACTTCTGCAACTGGTGTGGTTTCTTCTGTCATAGGACTTACCTCCTTGGTAATCTTAGATGTATTAATGCCTTTAGCACTATCAACTAAGAACTTTATCATATTTACTTTTTCGTTATCCGTTTTTTCAACGAATCCTATATTCTTCATTGGCTCTCCAGATACTGGACTTACCTCTGACTCATTCTCTGAAACAGTAACAATTCCAGATTCCTTATCCCAAAAAACATTTTCTACTACAGTCTCATCGCCCTTGATCATATCAACGCCATCAACTTTCTCTACTGAAACAATATTAGCAAACTGATTTGCTGGTGAATCTACAAGACTCAACTCAACAAGATCATATTCCTTAATAATTCTAATTTGTGAGTCTGACTTCTCATCATAAGCGTCATCCCACTTGTTCATGCGTCCACCGATTGAAAAACCAGTGTAGGTCCCATCAAGAACCTTTTCCCATGCATCTTGTGCACCCTTTGAAATATAGGCGGAGACGTAAACGCCCTTGTAGAATTTTTTCGTCTCTGGATCAAAATACTTATCTTCTTTAAAGTTAACCATCTTGCCAACTGCTGAAGGCTGATGCATTTCTCTGATATTACCACGGAACTTGGCAAAGGCTGCCATTGATGCTTCTGCAGTAACAATGTCCATCTGCTTGTCTAGATTATCTAGAGATGCGAAACCTGAGACTGTACGTCTCTCTTTGTCGACTTTACTGAATGGCATTGAAAGGCGAAGATTCTCACCCTCAGCATTCCAATGGGCTTTAGATATTGTCATGGTTAGTCTATTATATACCCTTTTTAAATAGTTTTTCTCATACTTTAAGATTACATCTTTTTGTACAAAGGTGTAACGGCTTGCAAAAATTCATCTAGATCTTCCTGACCTAAACTGAATATGGAATTTGTGATAGACACTAGTTCGCTATCCTTTGGTGCAAAATGAACAAACAGAAGGACTAGGTAGTCGCTCTCGTTCTCTGACGGAAACTCTTTTCTTTCGTGATACTCTTCATCCCCTTTAAGCAATACAGCGGAGTTTGGGAAACTGTCAAAACCTTGTCCCTCAACAAAAAGAGGCCAGTTGACAGTGCCTTCGATAACAAGATCTAGAGTATAGGTGCCAAGATCTGTGTCTTTATGACCAACAAGTTTTGGACGAGATTCCCCCTGGATCTGATATTTTATTGCCTGGACATAGGCAACCTCTAAGTCTTGATCATTTAGAGAGTCTCTGACACCCTTTAGGATATCACTCTTTATATCTTCTGGCAAAACAACAATCTTGTAGTGTCTACCAAAACCATCTGAGTACTTAACACCTTTTGAGTTTTCAAGACTTGCCAATGTAAAATCTTTTATCTTAGAAAAAACATTATCTGAAAACATATTTTCTTTATACAAAGACTTCATTATTGAGATGCTCTACCTTCACCCTTTGGGTTACGACCAGAAATTGTGGCAGATCCATCTGACTGATTATTAAGTCTTTCGCCATCTCTTGCACGGTCTGCAGGATTATTTTCTCCTGCTGGCTTGGCTTCGACTGGCTTGTCTCCACCTTCACGCTGTGGCATTCCAAGGATAACTCTTGCCTCATTAGGAACCATAATCTGGTTCTTGACATAGCGCTCAAGAATTTGAGACTGTGCAATTTCATCTGTGAGTGTAAGTTCGTTAAACTTGAAATCTAGAATATCTGTCTTTTCACGAATGATCTTATTGATCATCTTGTTTAGTTTGTCCTGTGCTGGTCTTGCAACCTGCTCCTTAAAAGTTCTATCCTGTGCAAGTGCTGCTGCAATTGCAGAAGAATCTCCGCCACCAAGTTTTGAAAGTGGAACCTGGTGTGCAACAAGAATATCATCACGGTTCTGCTTACGATACTCTTTAAATGACCCCTCTTGAATTCCATTCTCGACAGCCTGCATATTAAAATCTACCTTGTTGGTATCAGAATCTCCAGGAAGTGGAATGTAAAGTGTTCTGTGATTCTGCCCCTTAAGACCAGTCTGCAAGAACCTAAACATCTTATCTTCTGCTTCTGGAGATAACTTTGCACCCTTAAGAGTTACAACATATCTTGGGACAGCCTTGTTACTAAAATAATCAATGTTATATTGTGAAGCAAGTGCATCACCGTAAAGTGAGTTAATTGCTGAAATAATATCAGGCACACCGTAGAATGTGTTTAGTGGTGAGTATGACTTAAAATGGATGATCTCATTTGGTCGTGGATCTGTTCCAAGTGGATTCTGGTTCTTTCCCCCAAAATTACGGAAGTAAACAACCTTGTTTCCAATGACCTGAACAAAGCCATCACGCAAACGACGAACACGAATTGTAGTTGCTGGAATATGGCCAACATACCCAATCTCGCCCTTAATTGTTCTACCAATTTCAAGGTATCCATTTCCAGTTGCCTGAAGGTCTGTAAAAACCTTTTCCATAGAAGCAGTAAAGGAATCCTCATCGTTGAGAGACTCTAACCAATCACGAACTTCAATCTTTGCTCTTTCAATTCTTTTTCTTGCTCTGCCAACTGCCTCAGAATCTGTAGATGATTCTAACTTAAGCATTGTTCTTGCTGATACTTCAAAATCATATCCAAGACCAACAATATTTTCTACCTTAGCATCAATAGATGCATGATTAGCAAATGATGTATCATAATAGTTTGCCAATTCATAAAGGTTCCATGGTGGTGTAATTACATCAAAGAGTCCGTACCCATTGCGGTAAATAAGTCCTGGGTTAATCTCCTTTGACTTTGCTCCACCAATTCCAGTGCTTTCTGCTCTTGCAGAATCGATGTAGCCCTGTGGAGCGTCCACCTTTGACATACGAGTTGCACGACGCTTAAAGTTATTCTCTAAACCTTCTAAAGACTTGAGTTCATCCCAGGTCTTATTAAATGGATCTTGCTTCTGAAATGTATCATCGATTTCAGGAAGGTCATCAATTCTTGCTGGGATTCTATACTCAATATCGTCAGACACTATTCATCACTTCCATACTTATTGAATGTATCTTGAGCAGCCTTCCAAGCACCAAGGTCATTCATAGATGGAATGAGTCCTTCTGCTAGTCGTTCCTTTTGCTCTGAATACTCTTCTTCTGTGATTCGTGTTAATCCTGGTACAAATACACATGTTCCGTCTCCTGGATCCCCGTAATATTTTGCTGCATCCTTTAACTTGGAGATAGCAGAAATATCACCCTTCATTGATTCAATGTTTAGAACTGACCCAGTTCCATCTGTAAACCACTTGCCATTAGCCTTCTTATATACATAAAGGCCCCAGTCGTAGTGCTTCTCAATAACCTTAACACGGGATTCACCAACTTGGCCCTTCATCTTGGGCAAGTTTTTACGCTTTTTGTTTGGATTTTCTAGATTCATAACCATAAGTATACCATATTAAACTGGAGTAATGGTTATCTGTTGCCAAGCAATATCCTTATACACATTATATTCAGAACTATTTAAAGATAAATACCTGTTATCATCGATTATTGTCTTATTAGTTCCTACATAACTGTCATAAATTTTAGATGGGTTTACTCCATATAGCGCTACGGTGGAGACATATAAAATATCACCCCACTGAAAATCGTGGGCTGGGTCATCGTACCAAAATGCCCAGTCAAGAAGGTCCTGGCCAACATACTTGACATTGACCCAAGGCCTTGTGGCGACCTGCTGAATCTCTTGCAGAGTTGTTGATTTATAGTACGAGATTGAGTTATATGTCATTGGAGCGGTCAGCCTTATAGATCCAACAGCGTTATCAAAATTAGGCATATTTCCAAATTGAACACCTAGGAACGCCCACTCCTTTACAGTGATTACAGGATTACTAACAACATTTCCATTAAGGTAGAATAAGACACCATTTTCAAGTTTTTTGGTTTTTGCATTGATAGCATAAATTCTTGCCCTCTGCCCATCAGAACTATTGGCAACCATAAAGAATTTAATGTGTGATGTAGGGGACTCAATTTCAAATATTTGCATAGGAGAGTATGGGAAAAAATCCTGGTCAAACCTCAACCCAAGTTGCATAACGACAATATTGAAGTTGTCCGTCATAGTTTTATTAATCGGAATTGATAAGCCTCTTTGAACCTTAGAAGAATAATCACCCTTTAAACATATACCGCTATTTCTTGTTAGGTACAGATATGGAGAACTCTTTTTGTAAATTGAGAATGGGTTCTTTGCCTTATAATTATAATAGTATCCATTTTTAACATATGGGAAAATATCTTCTCCAAATCTAGTGCCAACTGCATTTGGACTTGTTTGATTTAATGCTTGGGCTGCGTACTCAAGTGAGCGAATGTTTACCTTATAAGTAAAAATACCGTCAATTATAAAGTCTAGCCTTGTAACCAATGCTAACTGGTTTATATCTTCTTTTGGTGGGTAGATCACTACACCGTCAACAACTTCATACTTTGTATTCAGCCACTCTGATCCTGGAACAACCGATCCATTCTTTGGTGCTTTTTCTATGTTACTGAAATATGAGTCGGAGGTGCTTAGTCCAGAAGAAACATACTCAAACATAACATAAGAGCGAACGTGGGAATTTGATGTATCGTAAGCGTATGTCTTTCCAGACTTATCCTTTAGGTCTGTATAGTCATTATATCCAGTATATAACTGATTATCTAACTCTGCATATGTCTTTTGATCTGGAACAGAAAATTCTTCAAGTAGTGATGGGATAACCGTATCTCCATCAACTGTTGGCTGACCATACTTCCATACCACTGGAGTTGAGGCCATTTCAATATATTTAGATGGTGCTGGATAATCAATATTGAACTGAACAAAATCCAAGTCGTAATAATTTTCATTATTCGAGTCTTTTACGTATTTTGCCAAGGATGTGAGTGGGATGTAGTCTTTCCAAGAACTCTTAACTGCAATATCAAAGTAATATGAGTTAAAGTACTCCTTAACGAATAGGGTGTAACTGCCTATATGATCTCCAAGCCTGTATGATGTATAGTCATATGGTGATCCACCATCAATTATAAAACTCCAGAACAGAGGATCGCTTCCAGTGTATTCTCCTGCATCTATATCTACATATGATGCGTACGTATTAAAGACATCCTCATATTCTAGGACACACCCCTTTACATTAAACAACTCTGATACTTCAGATAGGTTTTCAGCATTACAGAATCCAACAGAATAAAACTTGCCATGAAAACTTTTATCGAAGTTTGAGTTTCCGCCAACATAAAATCTTAGATCGCCACGGTTTCCAAAAAATGCTGAAGTTGTTTGTCCAAAATAATAAGTAAATGAGTCAATATTTATTCCAACTGGAAAAATCTCTCCTATGCCAATGCCCAAAGATCTATAAAGTGTTTGCTCTACACCATTATATTTTAATACATACCTAATCTCTGTTCCATTTAGAATAATTGAAAAATAGTTTTGAGTTGATTCAGAGTCGATGTGCAAAAGAATCTCATCTTCTGTTGTCTCTATTGTTGGCTTAATAAGAGCATAAAATGCCTTGATCTCTTCTTGCAAAAAGTTGAAATCGTCAAACACCATGTAGCCATTGCTGATCATGCTCGGATCTGCAAAAAAAGAAAAAGAAGTTGAAGACTCTAGGCTTTGGTATTCACTAGAAAAGTTAAAAGACTTAAATTCTACATCTGAGTTGGACTCCAAGACAACTCTTGGAAGTCTGTAGTCTGGTGTTGAAAGTCTGTTTCCAGTTATAGAAACATTATTTCTACTACCTTGATTCCATTTTCCAATGTCTGGATAAACATAACTATTTGCATAATTTGCAAACTGATAATCAATAAAGGCAGATGATCCGCTGTAAGAGGTATTTACATTTTCTGGGAAATCGACACCCTGACCATAAACAAATCTGCGTTTTGCTACTGTTGTCCCAACCTGATAAGAGTAAATACCTACACAGTCTACCTCTATTGGAGAGATATCTTCATATGACCAGAATCCTAGCCAGTCTCCAAATGCATCTGAATTAAACTGTAAACCCCGTGAATCAAAAACAATATCTATTGCTATATCGCCATTAATTAAAAGAGATGCTCCTGAAGCGCTATACTTTAGATCTAGCAACATTGGCTTTCCCCATTCTCCAATATAATGAGATTTCCAATAGTCATTAATTTTTAAAATAATAAAAGGTCCATCAATCCATATTCCATCATCAGTTAAGACTGGACCAAATATTCTTTTTGGCTCTGCAGAATCGTTACAAACTCTTATCCATGCTTCAAATGTATACTCTTTATGCTTTCCATACTCATGCATAAATCCTCTGCCTGGCAAAATAAGAGATGGCTTGTTTTGATTTGGAAGAATTTGAGTAATTCCTCTTGCACCATAAACAATTGGTACGCCAGTATTTCTTGCCTTTAGGCTGCTATCAGAAACAACGTAGTACCCTGGAAAACTATCCACACCATAAGAATAAGCCGTAACCCCAAAGTCTGTGTCAGAGAAGCCAAGGTTGTCTGGAAGTGACACTAAAGATGTACCAAGAGATGATGAACTAAACTCTTCTGACCACTGACCAAGGGTTAATCCATTAACCATGAACGATGGGTAGGTTGTTGACTCTGGTAGAGAAACGTAATTAAACTTAATAACAATTCTCATTGTAGTATTGTCACTTGGTATCTCAAATGTCTCTGACAAAAAGAACCACCTTTGACTAATTGATGGGTAAAAACTTTTTAAGTTTTGGATAGGTGCAGATGTAGTTGGATCGTAGTATTCGTACCCTATCTCAACACTAGAAAGTGTAGGCGTATCTGAAAAAAAGTATCCACCAATAGAAAAAGTTTTTAAAGAAGAATTAAAGTCTCTAAAATTAATAACATCATCAGTTATACACTCAACTTGCCCACTAACGTACTCTTGAGCACTAACAAAAACCCTGCTAGTTTCAATAGTAGGGAATGGGCTTAGGTCTGAGTTAACAGACTCAAGAGTTGCGCCAACAATGCTACCTGAAGAAAAATCACGGATTGATTCAGGCAAAAGATTTATATAATCTACAGGCTCATCCAGGGCCCACAAAGCAATTGGGTGTTCTGAAAACACTTTCTCTGCATATAGGTTTGATGAAGTAGACATTGTAGTCTATTTTACCACATTAAGACTTTTTAGTCTCTACTTTAATTTCACAGTAATCTGTTGTGCAGTATGACTCACCCATTGCTTCTAGGTTTTCATTACCGTCATAAATAGCACCAAAATCAATGTGTTTAAGGACTCCGATATATGACTCATACTCCTCTTCAGTGATCTGAGTATATGGCTGCTGTGGATAAACAGTATTTCCCATTGGAAGGAATGAAACTGCTTTTAACTGCCCCTCGTACATATGAAGTGCTGGAGCAACATGCTTTGACTCTGTTTCCTTGTCAAAGGATAGTGTCACAGAAACACCATTATCAGACCAGTACTTTTGGGCAGTTGCTGCAAGAGCAATCTTCTCAAATAGTGTTACATCCTTTTCAGAACGTGGGTGTCCAGATTTTACAGGGAAGTAGACTACCTGGGTATTTGCTGATACAACATCTTTTTCAATCTTGTACCCTGCTGCCTTAAACAAATGAAGCATTGGATCAGTATCACCAAAACGAATTGCACGAAGGAAGAAGTTTCCTCCAGGTCCCCAGTGAACTCCAGGAGTTGCACCAGAAAGAATTGACACAGAACCAGATGGCTTAACAGTTGTTACACGAATTGATTCACGAACACAAAGCCATTCTGAGTATTGACGGTCATACTTACGGATTGTGTTATATCCTTCATCCATCCATTCACGAACAATAGGAAGACCCTTTTGATCAGCAAATGAAGCGATACCTGTAAGCGATGTACCAATGCGACGATTACGCTGCATGATACCGTTTGTCTGCTGCCAGTGTGTTGGAAGCAATGTAACGGTCTTACCATAAAGGTAAGCAAACTTCAACGTCTTGAGGAAGTCCTCCTTGGATTCATGTCGGTTTAAGTGAACTTCTACAAGAGTACAAAGTTCATACGACTCCAATGGCTGCTCCGCACAAGGATTGAAGCCCATAACACGATAGTCTTTTCCATCTGCAGGATCTGCTAGACGACCATAGTTACGAGCAACATCAAGCCAAATAAATCCTGGCTCTCCGTTATTAACAATCAGATCGGTGTACTTTTCATAGTCCATTCCGACTGTTGCAGAAATTGAGTTATTTGACATCCATGCCCAACCTGGGTTCTCTGGGTCAAATGAGTTTCTATCTGGGAATACTTCTGCATTCTTGAGATTAATAAAGTCTTCATCTCCTGCTGCACCTAAAGCAAGTGTTGCAGAACGACGAACATTTCCTGATACTACACAAGTGCCAATAAGGTTAATAATATCTGTAATAGCACGGCTATCAAGGATTTCTCCCGCTCTACCGCCGATTACCTTGTCGATCTGTGTATGTAGTTGAATGAGTGGTGCTGGACCGCTAGCGACCCCTCCAAAGCCCTTAATCGGTGCTCCTAGAGGACGGATAAGATCATAGTTAAACTTCTGAATTGGCTGGTTCTGGCGAAGGTAGGAGTTTAGCAAAAGACGAACTGACTCTACCCAACCTTCACGAGTGTCTGGAATATCAAAGATCGCTGCTGGTTCTGTAGGCGCATAGATTTGAAAACCCTTTTCCTGTCCTACTGTGTCAAAGCCAACACCAATTCCAAGCATCAAAGCGTCCATTACCCATGCGAACAAGGCTCCTGGATCATTCTTGTCAAGGTCCTTGGTTGATACCATTGCACAGTTTTGAAGTGCTGCAGAGTTTCTTTTCTCCATAGTCATGGCAGTTCCAAATGTCCACATACCACGTCCTGGTGGTGTCCACTTAAGTTCAAACATTCTCTGGAACGCTTCCTGAGCAGACTTCTGAGCCTTATAGTCATTCCAGGGAAGACGATTTTCTTTAGCGTGGTTCTTCTGTACTGAGTACATTCCCTCGATTACACGACGACAAACTTCATGCCAGCGTTCCTTAGTTCCATCCTCCTTCACACGAGAATATGTGCGAATAAAGGTGATTTCTCCAAGAGAGTTTTCTGCTGCATCTTTAAAACCAAATGGATTTGGTGCTGATACAAACTTCTCTACGAAGTCATCTGTTAATCTAAAACTAAAAAAATCTGACATGTGTTTCGTCCTTTCAAAAACGGAATAGAGTTAATTATAGCAGAGTTTTATAAAAAGCAAAACTCTCCCTAAACTAATAGTGGAGAGTTTGACTTATAATAAAACAATTCTACTTAAAAGTTTTCTTTTGCCAAAACTTTAATTTATATCCATGCTGAAAAGTAGATCTTACAGAGTTTCTTTGAGAGATTGTTTTTTCAGGATTGAAGTTTTCTTCAACCTCCATCTCCCAGTCATCTCTTTTGAATGGAATTATTTGAACCATAGGAGTTCCTTGTTTAATTAAACCTTTAAAGCCTTTTTCTACCAAGAACGACAGATGGCCATCTGAAAAGAATTCATCTGTGTCAATAATTGCTTCTACTGCTTTTAGTGGCGATGGCTTCCCATGAAGAGGCTGCAAATATAATGTGCTATACCCCTTCTCTGTGCTAACCATCCATGTTGGATGAATTCTTAAAATTTCATTACAGTACCTATCAGTGTCAATTGGCATATGAGATACCTGCTCAGTTGAGTGGTGTGTGATGAGTTCATTTCTAAAGTTTTGCAGGGCTACTGGTATTTGAACATCCAACTTGCCCTGAGTTGTATCTATATAGATATCCACAGGTACTTTAATAATATATCCAGCAGCCATTACATCAAAGAATGCCTGACACTTTTTAACACTGAGTTTAAGGACACCATTTTCTGGTACCTCTGGATTATCCCCAATGATACCTGGCTGATCCTTGTACCACTGAGGTATATTTCTTGATGCTGGAGATGGCTTTGGAAAAACATCTGAAAGCATTGGATAGGACTGTAAGAATTTAATTTTTTTCATAATAACTCCCTAATTAATACAAGTATATCATATTATAGTTTATTCCATTTTGAGAGGTCTAAACCTAAGAGTAAGTGTTCTGGGGCAATGTAAAATGACAAAACCTTTGTATCAGATTTTACATTTGTTGATGATTTTACACCACCACAGATAATAATGAGTTCTTTTGTGATAATCTCAACGTTTCTTACTTCTTCCTGTAGAAATATAGATTCTCTGGCTATAGCCCCATCATCAATATATACCCTCCCATAAAAAGATAGATACTTCCTTGATCCAGAAACAAAAGGAATGTCGTTGTTTACTTTTTTAAATAATTCTTCTTCAACATACAGGTAGTAGTGTTGCTTTTCTTTATTTATATTATTAGCAATACACATTAACTCAACTTGTTCTAAAATTGTTTCTGCTAAACTATTTTTAATAACGGTTTTTGAGTATTGCATCTATGCCTCTCTTTTTCCAAAATATACAAATGGATATGCTGGCTGAATAAAAAAGTCATCCTGTAGATCTATGTTTAAATCTGGCTCTGAGTTTTCAACATCTGTTTCTCCAAATGCTGACTTCCAAAGCAGATTTCCAATCTCTGAGCCACGCTTGTGAATGAGTCGTTTGCCAAAAATTTTATTTAAGATTAATGCCCCTTGAGATATTGCTGCTTTGCCAATCCCTGATTGTCTCAGCCTTGGGATAACTAGCATTCGATCCGCAACTATTGTATTGTCCAAACCTGGTTTTTGCCATGTTGCATATATATCTGGATAATCATTTAGCATTTTGCTAGATGTGCAAATTGATCCACTTGGATATTTGTCATTAAAGTATACAGAACAGATTCCATCTAACGCATGATGATCTTCAAAAAAGACAAAATGCATCCAAGAACCAAAAAGTTTTTCTGGATATCTATAGCCTGCCAGTTTTGACGTATCAACTACTTCAATCATTTATAGACTGTTATAGTTGATAGCCATCGTAGACAAGGAAGTTCTCAGTAAAGAACATATCATATGGCTCACAGTTAATTGAGATAACCTGGTGAGGCATTGGCTTAATAATAAGTTGTGTAATAGGGACCCAAGTATTGCTTGCTGTTGACCACAGTTCATCTGTCATTAGAAGATTCTTTGCCTGTGTCATACTTACAACACCGTCTCTTTTTGCTAACATAAAGTGGGCACCAGAGTATAGTTCTGCATTAATCAATACAGAAATTTCTGCTCTAGATTCTTGGACATTGACAACTGTTGTTGTTGTTAATTCTGATAAACTGAATCCTTCAACTGGAACATTCCAGGACTGAATACTTGTTGCAAGGGTATCATTGTCAAGCCCTGGAAGGGTTACTGAAACCAGAGTATCGCCTACAACAATGTTCTTTGCTGGAGTCAGTCCATTAGTGGTCAATACCAATGTGTCTGGACCAAGCGACTTATTGTACGCTGCGAAGTTATATGCTGGAGCGAATCCAAATGGTGCAAATCCAAAAGATGGAACAAAGTTAAATGGAGTAAATCCAAATGGTGTGAATGAGAATGGTGTAAACGAGAATGAAGTTATATCTGCAGAGTATGCAGACCACTCTCCACTTCCATTTGCATTTCTTGCACGAATTCTATACTTTTGAGTTGATCCCGCTTCTTGAGAAACGCTAGTTCCTGTAATGTTTGCTGCAACATCACTTGTTTTAGAGTCATTAGATTCCCATGTTTGATCGACTATAGCCTTTCCACCGTTGCTTGGTATAGTCCAAGCAAGAACATCCACTGCTGATGATGCTTCTGCTGTGACAGTTGGAGCACTAGGTGTTGCAGGAACCGTAGTAGCCTTTACTGTAGATGATGTAACTCCTGCAGAACTACCCGCTGCATTGTTGGCAACAACAGTAACAGTATAGTCCGTATTAGAGGAAAGACCGTCAATTGTGTGAGATGTTGATGGACCAGATGGATTCCAAGTTGTTGTTTTGCTTGCTGGTGTAGTTGTAAACACATATTGAGTTGCTAATGGTGATCCTGCTGGAATAGTCCAGGTTACGTCAAAGGCACCGTCATCAAATGCTCGTGCTGTTCCAACATCAGTTACAGTTAAATTTGTAATTGGTGCTGGCTCTAAAAAATCATTAGCCGATTGGCTCATTCTACCTGCTTGCTTTGACATATTTAATCTCCTCTTATTCTGTTATTAGGCTGAAAGGTCTCCGAAGACCAACCATCCACTTTCTGTCTTCATTGCTGTCGCAACGGAGTTTGTAGTCCTAAACTTTAAGCCTGGTGTTCCAACAACACTATTTGTTGATGCAAACTGTGCTCCCGTACCTGATTCCTGGTAGAAGTCAATTGACTGTCCCTTTGAGTATCCTGTTGCAGGAAGTGTAATAGTTACTGCTCCAGTTAGTGGAACAAACTTATCCTGCTCTCCTGCTGACAATGTAGCAGACGATGAGATTGCTGTTGCAAATGTTGTAATAGATGGTACGCCAGCCTTTAACTGTGTTCCGTCTGAGAACTCAACTGCACCCAACTTAAGGGTGTCAAACGTTGCTTCTCCAAACGCTAAAGTGTTTGTTGGCTCTGTAGTAATTCCTGAGAACAACTTCCACTTTCCATCTGCATGGTCTCTTGCAAGACCAGAGTGCTGATAGACTCCATTATCAAAATGTGCTACAAGACCTAGGTCGTTTGCATTTGCAGAGTTTCCAGTTCCAATATAAATAAGTGGATCCGTAATTTCAAGATTTGTTGCGGAAACTGTTGTTGTTGTTCCCTCAACAGTTAGGTTTCCTGTAATTGTTAAAGCACCGTCAATTGTTTGAGATGCTGAATCTGTTGTTACCAACTTAGATGTATCTGTAATTCCGTGAACAGATGTTGTGTCATCATTGTGTGTAGAAATATCAGAAGGTGTAGCCTTTGCATCTAGTTGTGTCTGAATGCTAGATGTTACTCCATCAAGGTAACCAATCTCTGTTGCAGAGATTGTGTCAAACAGTGGGTCAATTCCAACAAGAATTGTTGGGTTATCAAGAGTCTTATTAGAAAGAGTCTCTGTTCCTGTTGTTGTAACAAGAAGTGATGTATCTGAGATCCCATGAACATTTTCTGTACTAGAAGAGTGTGAAAGTAAATCTGCTGAGTAAACTAGAAGTGATGTATCTGAGATCCCATGAACAGATGTTGTATCTGAATTATGTGTAGAAATCTTTCCATCTGCAATTTCACCTGCTGCGGTTGCTGCCTGATCTACTCCATCTTGCACTGCTGTTGAAAGATTAGTTTGTGTTACTAATACTGATGTATCTGCAATTCCATGGACATCTGTTGTATCTTGGTTGTGTACAGAAACCTTACCTGCTGCAGCGGTATCTGCTGCGGAGATGGCGTCAGTTGTCGCCTGTGTAATTGCGCTATCTACAAGTTCTGAAAAATTAGCATTATCGCCAATGGCAGCAGCAAGTTCTCCAAGTGTATTAAGTAGGTCTGGAGCACCGTCAATTAGGTTGGCAATCTCCTGTGCAGAAGCATAGTATACAAGGTCAGCCCAGTGATTAATTCCGTCACCAATCTTAAACTTGCCACTATCTGATTCAAAACCAATTTCTCCTGCTGCTAAGATTGGGTTTGCCCCATCCCATTGTGCTGCAGTTCCTCTGCGCTGTTGCATTCTTGTTGCCATAGTTTATATCTCCTTATGGGTGCTGCCCATTACTTATCTTATTATAACATCAATTTTAGTTGAAGTTATCTATTGCTATACCGCCATCAAAAAGTACATCCCAAACAGTTTGTTGGTATGTTCCGCCATCACTAAAGGACTGTGGAATTTCATAGTAAAATCCAGCATCCTGGAATAATGTCACAATCAGACCGTTTCCGTCGATTGATGTATCGTGAATGTGCTGTGGTAAATTTAATGTGTCTAGGAAGTTTGCTAGAACGATCCATTCGTTATCATAAGCAACAGATAAATGGAATGTGTCTGAGTTGAGATAGAACTGTCCATCTCTTGTAATTGCTGGAGGAGTGCTTGATACCTCTACTCCAGTTGCTTGATCTACATAGTCTTTTGTTGCTGCATGCTGTGCTTCTGTAGGAGTGTCAACTGTGACAGTTCCACCAAAGGTTCCCCCAAGTGAGACGATGAGGCCATTTTTAACCTTGAAGTCTTTCTCTATTGTTGACATTTATTTCTCCTCTTTATTACATTTTGTGTGGGGGATTTTGAAAGGATCCCCCTAACCTTTAGTTAATTAGTTATCCCAAGATAGCATTGTTGCTGCTGCGATGATCTCGCAATCTGCTACTGCTGTTGTTGCAGTAAGAGTTGCCTCAAGGCTTGGGCCATTTGCTCCTGCTGAGAATGTTGCGAGAGGTGACTCTGATGTATGGATTGTTCCATATTCAGTGATTGCAATATTGAAATTGCCATCAGTTGTCATAAGGATCTCTGAAATCTGTGAGTGCTTTGTTCCACCAACAGTTCCAACTACACGAACAAGATACTTTGCTGACTCATATGGGGCAGGTAAGTAATGTACATCTACAGTTGAAGCAGATGCAACTACTTGATGTGTTGCAACTTCCTTACGGAATGTATCAATCTGTACTGAGTTTGGAGTAATGTCTGCATTATCTACCGCATCAATTACACGAGTGTTTGTGAAGTATAGGTTTGTTGAACCTTCTGTAAGGTCATCAGTATCAGAATCTGCTACACCATTTTCTGCTGTAAATACAAGGTCTCCGAACTCATTTTCGTTGATTGAGAGATTGATTGTATTGGTCATTGGGCTAGTAAGTAATGCCTTAACAGCAGATTCTGCACGAGAATCTGTGTAGTATCGGTTTAGTGTACCCTCTTCAATATCGTCTGTGTCAAGACCATTAATTGCTGTATCTGTATATGAATTAGCATTTGACTCTGCTGTTGAAGCAGCACCGTATGCATCATATGTTCCAGATAAGTTAAGGTTAGTGATTGCTGTGTCTGTATAGTCATTAGCATTGCCCTCAGCAGTTGCTGCTGCTCCTGCTGCGTCATACCAGGTATCTACTGCAGAACGCTTAATAACAAGACCAGTAGCAGATGCTTGAAGTCCAGCGTTTGGTCCTGTTTTAATATGAATTGTATTGTCTACTGAATTAACAGTATCAATATCAATACCGTCGCCTGCTGTAAGTGTGTCTTGCTTACCTGCTGCAACATCTTGGATATTCTGAATAACATCTGGATTATCCTGAAGGGCTGCTGCCAACTCGTTAAGAGTATCGAGCATTCCTGGAGCGCCGTCTACAAGCGCTGCGATTGCTTCATCTGCATGTGTTTCTGCTGCTGCCTGGGCGAGACCAATTTCTGTGCTTGTCTTGTATGCTGACCAAACTTCTGTTGAAGAAGATGATGCATCATTGATCAAATCATCTGCATAGTCCTTTGCATTTTGCTCTGCAGTTGCTGCTGCACCATATGCGTCATATGTTGCACCAAGATTTAGATTAAGAATTGCCATATCTGTGTATGAATTTGCATCAGCCTCTGCTGTATCTGCGTATGCTCTGGTTGCCATAACAGATGAATCTGCAATAATTCTTGTTGCTCCACCAGGACCATTGTTATCTAATGTGATCCCCTCAGCGACAATTGAAGTTACTGCCGAACGTGCACGGTCATCTGTAAAGTATAGAGGACCATTAATGTCTTCAGCAAGGTCTGCTGTTGTATGGTTTGAAATATCTGAAACTGTACCAGTTACGTCACCAGTTAGGTCACCTGCTACGTTACCAGTTACGTTACCAACAATGTTTGCTGTGATTGTGCCTGCAGCAAAATCTGCATTTTCATCACGAAGTACTACTGTATCTGGTGTTGCTTCTGCTGTTGCAGATCCACCAATAAGACCAATAATGTAAGACTGGTCTGCTGCCTTCTTTGTAAGAACGTCGTACCCGTTAACTGTTGCTGTTGAACCTTCAACGATAAGACCACTCTTGATTCTAAAATCTTTATTTACTGTTGCCATTTTTATATCTCCTTTTTAATTATGCCTTAAGTCCCATACGAGCAAATCGTACAGTGACTGGCTTGATCGCATTATCTGGAGTGACTGTTAAGGCCACGGTATTTCCAGTGCGAGAGACAT